AACCCAATAGCTTCAAGTTTCGCTGCTTTTTCCTCATCAGTAAGCCCCTCGAAAGCTTTTGCAAGGTCTTCCAAGATTCTTTCGAGTCCTCTGAATTTTCCAAATTCATCGTATAAAGAAATTCCCAGCTCTTGCAAATTTGCAGTTTTTTCCATCAAATCTTCAAAGGCGCTAGCTGTAGCTGTCGAAGCTTCAGCTGCATCAAAACCTACTCTTGTAAGAGCGACAAAACCAGCCAAGGCTTCTCTGAGAGAAACCCCAAGCTGAGAGGCAGCAGGTGCCACAACCCCAAACGTACGAGCAAGCTCTTCATATGTCAAAAGTCCTTTCTTTACAGCTTCAAACTGCATAGCATAAACTTGACTTAATTTATCAAGAGAAAGACCATAAGCGTTTATAATCGAGATCGCAGACTGAAAGGACGTTGCAAGATCTGTAGCACCTGCAATTGCTGCAACAGAGGTTTTTCTGAGAACCGATACAGCTTTCTCCGCTGGTACACTCGCAGATCCAACAAGATATAAAGCGTCCGCAAGTTGTTCCAGAGAATATCCTGAAATTTTTGATAGATCCACAATCGAGCGTTTCATCTGCTCGAATTGTTTCTGCGAAACATCGAACATTGTATATGCTTTTTGAAACGCATTTTCAACACGAGCTCCAAAGAAAGCTGAAGCGGAAGCGGCTCCTGTCAAGGTAGAAACCAAGATGGTCGAATATTTCAAAATGCGAGTATTCAATTTATCGAAAGTCTGTAATTGTTGTCTCAAGTTCTGTGCGAAAGCTTGAAAATTTCTTCCAGCACGCTGAATATTCTGAGATAGCGTGGAAACATTCGTGCTAACTCTCTGAAGCACAGGTGAAGCGTTATCCGTTGCTGTTATCTCGACTCTCAGTTCATCTATTTTAGCCACGGACCCCCACCTCTCTTTTTCTGATCCTCCAAAATTTCAGCGATGGCCTGACGTGCTGCTAAAAGAAAGAAAATAAAATGCGCTGGTTGATCTAAAAGAGAGCCTCGCTCAGGAAGTGCATTAATCGATCCTAAATCGTTCAAAGACAACTGCACTAAAAGAAGCTCATTTTCCCATTCTTCCAAAAGAGTTCCTTTTAACTGCGTGAGTCTTCGATCAAAAAAATTTTTTAGAGCCAAAGAAAACTGTTTCATATCCAAATCCAGAAACTTTCGTACTTTAAAAGTGCTTTCGCTCAAAATTTTTGATACAACCGCAGTTTTCAGTTTTCCTACAGTTGTTAAACTGATCGGTTCTTTCTCAGACCATTTCTCAATCAAAAAAGGGAGGGCTTCCAAAACCCTCCCTTCTTTTAGAAAGAAATATTCTCTTAGCGTGACATCATGAATCAATACCCAATCTTCTTCTCCAAATTTAAGAAATTTCTTCATTCTCCTCCTCCTTGAACTCTTCTAAAAGCATATTGCTTTTGTTTAATTCATACATTTCAAGTAATTTTTCCCAGAGTTGTTCTAAAATCTTCTTCGAAACTTTCTTGAGATTTGCTATCGTGACAGGAACAGATTCGGACCAATTCTTAATGACTTTCGCCAAGAAACCGTAAGGAAAACCCGGGGCTTCTGTCGATTCTATCTCGATGACAGGATTTGCACCAACATATCTCATTTTTCCCTTTGGTGCCATTTCGTTTCTGAAGATGTCATAAAGCTCTTGAGAGAGTTCTTTTCTGACTTCAAACCAGTTCGAAGTTTCAGTCTCAACTAAATTTCCTTGATCATCAAAGTAAATCTTGACAGTCTCTTCACTTGCAAAAAGACTCATTTTCTCCCTCCTTTAGCATCAGTAGGTTCCGGTATCATTTGTATAATCTTCGACAGTTATAATTTGACCCGTCGAAGGTATTAAAGCCTCATATGATCCTCGTAACGTAATTCTTCCAGGCCCTCCAATGTCATGCGTCATGCTGGCAAATTTGATTCGAGGAAGTTTGATAATTAGTTTTTCTCCAGTACTTTTTTCGAATTTAAGATATAAAGAAGCGTCTTGAAAATTGATGAATTTGTTGTATTGATCCGAGAAAGTATCAGTTGTCAGCAGAAGTTCTACATCTCCTGTAATAGCCAGATTCCCCTCAGGTATTGTTTTTCTCCTTCCTGTTCCATCGAGTCTGTAGTCGTCTGTATCCAAATTATTTGCTATAGACAAAGTAACTCTTGAATATTCGTCTGCTGTCCAGTTTGTCCCGTCTGCTGAGAGCAAAAGTTCTCTGAAATAGAAAGGATCATCTGAGGGTTCTGTAATTGATCCTTCTGTAGCAACTTCATCACTTTCCTGAATTCCTACCCAATCAGTTGTGATTCGAGGAATACCACCGACGGCCATTTCGAGTGTTAAAGTGTTGAGTTTCATTCCAAGATAATCTCTGATTATACCGTCATGATCCACTCTGATTGTTGCAGAAGGCAAATTCCCTGTAGCTGATGTAACTGCAGTAATCTCAGTGTACTCATCTCCGGAATCGGGAGTTGAATCAGGATCTTTTAAAGTCGCAAGACCCAATGCAAGATAAAACAAAACTCCAGCCGGCACAGGGAACAATTCCAGCGTTATCCCTCCACCAGTTCCCTCTCTTCCGGGAGCCAAAGATTTTGTTCCTCTGTAACCAAGTAAGGCTTCACTTCTTACGCTTTCCAAATTTGCATTCAGCGACTCATCTACAAAAGGAAGCTTATATTTCAAAGTCGCTGCCTCACCAAAAGTCGACTCAATCCCAAGCAAAATTTTACTTCTTGCACCACTTGTTGGATTGGCCACTTCAGAACACCTCCTCAGTGCTGAAAGTTATCAAATATCTATTCGCCAAAGGTCCTTCGAAAGGAGGATTGACAAAGTATTTGATTCGCAGAATACCTCCAAAGCCTAAAAATTCACTCCAGACAGCACTTTTCACTTCAGCATCATTTTCTTGAGCAGGAAGCAAAAGAAAAGTGATTGTGAAATCCTGCCTCAAAAGCCCTCCTGTTTCGAATCGCTCATCCAAAATTACATCCTCTAAGATCAAAGCAGGAAGCGATGAAGGAAGCGCCTCTAATGTGCCAAAGGCTATTTGAAGATCATTAGCTACGTTTTGAAGTTTTTGCTTAATCGTCTCAAGCGTCAAGGTTTGATCACCCCTCTGTAAGTTGCAGAAATCATCAACGTTCCCTCAACGCTTTCGAATTCTCCTTTTGAGTCTTCTTCAAGAAAGATGATCCCTTTTGCAAAATCGCTATATTGATGCAGTTGTTGTTTGACTTGCTGGTAAAGCGCTTCAAGATCTGAAACGTTTTGATTTTCATTCGCTACGAGAATCACAGTCATCTCCACTCGTCTCCAGCTTTGCTCATTTCGAAAAGCACCATGTAGAACGATAAAAGGTTTTGTTTGTTCAGATAAATCAAAACGAGGATCAAAAATGAAAGTAGGAGCTATCGGTGAAAGCTTTCCAGCGATTTCCTTGAGAAACTCAAGATCCGTCATGGTTTCATCTCCTGAAGCCTTCTTTCAAAAAAGGCAAGTCCTTTTTCCCAAGCAGGTCTCAAATAAGGATGCTCTTTCGTTCCTTTCTTTTTGATCGTCATAGCTATAGCCCAAGCTATTGATCTTGCTTCCTTTCCCTGCTTTCCTTTGATCCATCTTTGCTTTCCTGATTTTGTTCTGACAAATCTTCTCGATTTAACTTCGACCCATTTTTGAATCGGCTCAACTGGCGGCATATGAGGGCGTGTTCCAAACTCGACGTAAGGTCCATAATGAGCTCCAACTTTAACAAGTCCTCTGAAGAAGTCTTCTTTTTCTTCAAAATCAAAATGAATGCTCTCTCTCAATATTCCTGTAGCAACAGGAGCCCTTTCAACAGCTTCTTTATGAACAACAAAAATCGTTTCTTTGATCAATTCGACAACTTCATCCCAAACTTCCTCTTCTAGCTCATAGATCTTCTGCCCATTCACATCGCCGGACACCACAATTTTCATTCGAGCTCCACCTCGTAAAAATCCTCATACTGCCTTACATTCTGAGCTATATAACGCTTCCCTTGATATTCGATAACGTCTCCATTTTGAATCTCGGTGGATGTTTTTAAAATCAATCGATCTGCATATTTAATTCCCGTCTCTGATGCGATCTCTACTCGTTTATATTCAAAAAGCCCTCGAAATTTACCTATTTGATTCAAAGTTTCCTTTAGCTCACCGCCTTCTGAAACAATTTGCTTTCTATATAGCGTAAATTGCGGTGCTGTGCGAGTTAGAAAGTTGAAGAGTTTCATAAAATCACCTTCTTAGGAAGCCTCTCGAGGATCTCTCGAGGATCTTTCAAAGCCACTTTTTTCTCGATGCTTTTATCAACTATGCCTGCTCCTAAAACGTAAGCTGTCGCAAGGTCAAGAATTACGCCTTTTTCAAGATCAGTCATCTCTTCTGCGAGCGTTGTATAAATCAAATGCACTTTCGAGTCTTCTGAAACTGTATAAGGCAAAAAGATGATATCTTTCTTGATCTCGGCTTTATCTGAAAAATCAATCTCATCGATCATTAGCGTTTGAATCGTATCAACAGGAAAGTGAGTGTAAATTTTGTCAGAAGGCGCATCTAAAATAAAAAATCGCTCGATAGTTCGAGCTGTAAATGTTTTACCTATTCGATTTTCGACTTCTTGAATTGCTCGATTGAGATAATTTTGCAAGACAGTATCGACTGATAGATCAAGCGAAAAAGGATCGAGTCCTAAATGTGATTTCAGTTCAGCCAGATCAATCATGAAGCATCACTCACTTTCGTATCTCCTCTTTCTCCTTTCGCTTAGACTTTATAACCTCAAAGCGATCAGGAAAATTCTTTAAAAGATATTTAGCAAACTCGTCATCAACTTCTTTGATCTCGCCTTCATTAAAAGACTTCGAAGTGTCCCATCCGCAAATGTAGCGCTTCAAAGCTTTCAGCTTCATGTTATCCCTCCTTTAAAAAAGAAGGGAGGGGGAGAGCCCTCCCTCATTATGCTTCGGTGACACCAATCACAGCGATCTTTTCCCCATCGGCCACTCTGTGTCTGAAAGCAACTCTTATCGTTGCCACAACATGAGTCGCCTGATCTTTCGCTATCTTTTCGGCTTCAACGGTAACTTTTCTTCTCACACCATAAACCCAAGCATTTTTGTTTACAAGGTAGATCACTGTGTTTGTTGTCGTTGTTCCATCGTAAACTCCAGATGCGTTCAGATCCTCTCTTACGTATTCAGAAACAATGACGGGTATTCCGTCGAATTTTGCAAGCTCACCTGTGAGCAGTGTAGCGTTTGGTCCGTATTTATCAACTGTGAGAACATTAGAAAGATTCAGCATTTTTGTGTATCCGGCTATTCCAGTGATCCACACAAGCTGATTGGGATCTGCTCCATATTTACCCATCTCTTTCCTCATGTTTCTCAAAACTGTCTCGTTGAATGTAGAAGCATCTACAACAAGGCTGTTATCGACAGCATAAGCTCTGAGTCCGAGGAAAGCTTTTCTGGGATCATCACTTGCTGTCACGTCAGCATCCATGTGTGTTGCTGCGGTGTCACCGTTAAGAATGGCGTTTTCTATTGCTGCAGAAAGAGCAAGAGCAAGATCTTCTTTCACAACAGGCAATATGGGGAATATGGCATCTTCTTCAAGATCGACATCGATTGGAATGTAAGAGTACAGCGTTTTCGCGGTGAGTGTAACCTTTCCTGTGTATCCGGTCGGTGTCGTATCAGTCAAACTGGCAGATTTCAGTTTGGCAGAAGGCAATGTTCCTTTGATGGGCACTTCCAGAGGGCTTCTCTTCATATCGATCTGCGGAAAGACAGAAGCGACCTTCAGTTCAAGCGCAACTCTATCCATTATCTCATCGGAAAATGCAGTCTCAATCCATTCAGACCCCTTCCCGCTTGTAGCTGCATCGAGAGCTTTTCTGAGTTCACTTTCGGCGTTTCCTGCGAGCTCTTC